GGACGGCATAGAACATCCATGCGGTGGGAATAGACTTTTTGAGGTAATAAACGAATATTATCAAAATATATTCGAGAAAATGAAATGAAACGTAATGTAGGTGTAGCAATTCTAATAATAATCCCTTTAATGGCTTTCCTTGCCTTAACCTATGTAAGCCTAGGGAACTTGACCGACGATATCAAGTGGATTGCTACGATAGGAATAATGGCGATTATGGGTATAGGAATATGGCTAGGGAATAGGATAATCAATGATGACTAAAAAAAATGTTAAGGTAAGAAAGGCTGAAACAAAGTCAGGTAGACCTAGTAAATACAGACCTGAGTTTATAAAGATCATGGAAGACTTTTTCGACGTTGAACCTTTCACGATTGTTAAGGATAAGGACGGAAGGGAGAAAATGAAATTGAACCAATTGCCATACATGGTCGATTTTAACAAAAAGATAGGGGTGGCAAGGCAAACGGTTTATGCGTGGCTAGATGAGAATAGCGATCAATATCAAGAAAACTTTTCTGTCACTTATAAAAGAGTTGTCAAGCAGATGAGGGAAAAGATCCTATCAAGTGCGGCATATAATGACCTAGCACCACAGCCGATAAGCATTTTCCTTCTAAAAGCATGGTGTGGATTAAGCGATGGGTCTAACCGAGTAGAGATAACAGGTAAAGACGGCGGGTCTATCAAGTCGACTACAGAGGTCATGATAGCTGGAATCCCTAAGAGCGATGACGAAGACGGTTAGGTATAATGTCGCACCGGCTGGGATAGGCTTATGGTCGGCGTTTACGAAGTTTCCACCTGCTTATAAGAATATCGTACCCAAAAGCAAAAAGAGGTTTTACTTTTTGCACGGCGGGCGAGGCGGTGGAAAGTCAATAATGGTCGCTGACCTTTTAATCGAGCGGTCAAGGCAAGAGCAATGCCGGATATTATGTTGCCGTGAAGTGCAAAGGTCAATCAAGGAAAGTGTATCGGAGCTGATAAGGGAAAGGATAGAGCTACACGGACTAGGTGATGAGTTTGATTTTACGCAAAGTGAATTAAAACACAAGATAACCGGTAGTGCGTTTATTTTCAGTGGCTTGCGTGATCATACAAGTGATAGTCTTAAATCCTATCAAGGTATTAAGTATTGTTGGGTTGAAGAGGCTCATACCGTATCCGAGAAAAGCTTAAAAGTTTTAATCCCGACGATCCGGCTTGAGGATTCGCTTTTCATTTTTACTTATAACCGATACCTAGATGGCGATCCGGTACATAACTTGATGCGAAGGGAAATAAAGGATTCACCAAGAAAGATAGATTATAAGGCCCATAAAAAGATTTATAGCTGGGAACAGAGCGAGGGGTTGGATGCCTTGATGCTTTATGTTAATGCTGAGGCTAATCCATACTTTCCAAGGGTTTTGGAATCGGAAATGGAAAAGGAAAAGATAGAGGACGAGAACTCATTCCTTCACATATGGCGAGGGATGCCGATTTCTCAAAGTGCGGATAGCGTTATAAGTCGGGTTGATATCGAGGCCGCGTGCAAACGGGATATTGTGGCTCATGGCGATTTAGTGTGCGGGGTCGACGTGGCAAGGTTTGGCGATGATTCAACGGTTTTTATTTTGCGTAGGGGCCTTAAGGTCCTTAAAGGCTTAAGACTTGCAAAGAGTGACATAATCAATACTGGCAATAGGCTAATGGAGTTTTTAGATAATGACCTATCCGTTACGATCCGCATAGATGACAGCGGGGTAGGTGGTGGGCTTACCGACTATATGAGGTCAAGGAATTATCAGAATGTGCAAGCGATACTCTTTAATCAAAGTCCGATTGATAAGAATAAATATGACATGGCAATTTCGGAGATGTGGTTTTACTTTAAAAGCATAATCAACGACGTGTCAATTCCCGATGTTCCCGAACTTAAAGAGGAACTATCCGAGCGTAGATATGTATATGATCGTAGTCAAAGGCGTGCGATAGAATCAAAGCGGGACTTTAAAAAAAGGTTAGGTAGGTCGCCTGATTATGCCGACGCACTTTTACTTTGTTATTATAATTTAGGGAGCGTGCAAAAAATATCAAATACAAACTATAATCAAGAAAGTCGGTCTATACTCATGGAGACCTTTTGATTTATAAGGAATACGGCGTAAGAGGGAACACGGGCGAAAATGGGTTCGCAGTTACTAGGGAATATATCGCCGCTCTAGAATCTTGGAACAATTGTGCCATCTATGAACAGATGCGAAGGGGTGATTCTCAGATTAAAACTATCGAAAAAATAGTTTCGTTACCCATAAGAAAAAATAAATACTTTATTGATCCTGCAAGTGCCGATCCGCTTGACAAAGAAATAGCGGATTTTGTTTCACAGAATCTTTTTAGTGGGATGAAAGTTACATGGGATTATTTTATTTCTCATGCTTGCTTGATGTTCCCGTTTGGGTTTTCAGTATTTGAAAAGGTTTTTTGCTACGATCCGGATAGTGGAAAAACTATATTAAAGAGTTTAGAACCTCGTTTGCCTTATACGATTTACCGATGGGAGCCGGAAACTTGCAAGGATGGGTCAATTAGAATCAAAGGGGTTACCCAACAGGATTACTACGGGAAACAGCATTTCATACCAACAGAAAAGATTTTGTTATTTACAAACGATAGGGAGGGGGATAATTGGGAAGGGGTTTCCATTTTCCGAAGCGTTTTTAAGGACTGGAAAATAAAGAATCAGATTGAAAAGGTTGGTGCTTTGGCTATTGATAGAGGCGGTCTAGGTGTTCCCATCCTAAACGCACCGGAAGGAATTAAAAAGGGATCGGATGAGTGGACGGCGGCAGAGCGTTTAGTATCGGGATACTACGCAAGCGAGAGGACGGGTGCGGTATTACCTTTTGGGTACAAGTTTGAAATCGTTTCAGCTATGGGTAAGGGCGTTGATCCGATGCCGCTTATCAAACATCATAGCGAGGAAATATCGAAAAGTGTTTTGGCTATGTTTATAAACCTTGGAACTAGCAACACGGGGTCAAGGTCTCTAGGTGATTCTTTTATTGATTTTTTCATGGATGCTGAACAATCATACGCTGACTATATAGCACAGGAAATGTCAAGGAATGTGATTAAAGAGTTGGTAGATTATAACTGGGTGGTAAAAAAATATCCTGTTTTACGTGCTGAAAAGATGAAAGACGTAGACGCTATGGTTATAAATGAGTTTAAGAAATCGGGATTGATTACAGCCGATATCGAAGTAGAAAACTATCTAAGAAAAATGGTAGGCATGCCGGAAAAGAAAGAATCCGTGGTTCAAAATGACATTGCACCAGATGCAAAGGGATTGTCAGATTATAAGCATAAAAAACTTGCCGAAAACAAAAACCTTGAGTTTATTGATCTTGACGGAATTGAAAAGCAGTTGGACAACACGCAGGAAAGCGTTTTAAAAAAAGTCCTTGCCATAAGGGAAGAGCAAGCCCAAGCCATAGCCAAGCAGATTGGAGATGGTAAGCCATTTAAGAATCTGTCAATTCCACGTGGCGGAGATATTTATAAGCTACTGGTTTCCACTTACGATAGTCAGGTTGAGGTCGGTAAGTCTCAAGTAAAAAAAGAGGTCGAAAAGCAGACAGGAAAGGCGATGTCGCTTCGGGTAACTCAGGATTTAGACGCAAGCGAGTTAGCCTACGAAGAAATTTCAATGTTAGTTGCATCGGCGAATAGCAAGCTTGCTTCGATGTTAGCAAGTCTTGGCATAGATGCTAGGCGATCGGGAAAGACTGGATCGGAATTGGTAAAAGAGATTTTGAGAGGCGAAACGGAAATAAGTGCGGCTACTTGGAGTGACCTTGTATCGGTGGCGGTAAACCGTGGATGGGGAGATGGTAGGGCGAGCGGTGCTAATGAGCTAGGAGATGTTATATCCCATGGTTATTATTCGAGCGTATTAGATAGCAATGTTTGTTCTCAGTGCGAAGAAACTCAAGCTGAAAATGACGCGGAGCCGGACGGAGTTTTTGAGATAGGTGATCCGAGGTTCGATGCACCAAACCCAAAATGTGAGGGTGGGGCGAAGTGCCGATGTTTAATCGTTTACGTTACATAGGGAGATTTTATGCCGTGGTCAATAAATGACGTCGACAAGTTTAGATCAGGTCTTGAAAGGGATCAGAAAACAAAATGGGTAGCGATTGCAAACAACGTTTTAGAACTTTGCGTTAAAAAGGGCGGTGATGTTTTGGAGTGTGAATCGAACGCTGTTAAATCTGCTAACTCAAAGTTCATCCAGTATTCATTTGCCGATGATAAAAAGTTACAGACTGCACCGGTAAATAAAAATGTAAGTGATTGGCAATTAGTTTTGTCTGTCGGTCTTTGGCAAACGATGAAATACGGCGAAATCATTATAACGAAAACACTTTGCGAAAAGCTCTATGAGAACTGGAAAAATAAGATATTCAATGAACGTGAACCTTTCCTAGATGTCAACCATGATCGGGGCGAAGCTCAGGCATGGGTCGAGGATATGAGATGCACGGATGACGGGCTTGAAATTAAATGGAGATGGACTTCGCCGGGTAAAGAAAAGGTTGAGGGAGAGTTATATAGGCAATACTCTGCCGACTTTGGATCGGCTAAAAATATCAAAACAGGTGAAATCGTTTATCCCGTTCTATACGGCGTGGCGTTGACAAATAACCCGGTTTTGAATACACTACCTAAAGCAACACTTTCTGAAATATCGGACGCCGAATTGAAAAAGGAAAAATTGCAAGGAAAAAAAATGACAATTGAAGATGTAATTAAGTTTATAAATGATCCCGCTCGAAATCAAGAAGAGAAAGACGCGATCATGAAGGCTATCGGTATTGAACCTAAAGAAGATGCCAAGGAAGATTCACAGACCTTAGAAGCTAAAAAAGTTGCGGCCTATGCCAAAACTGAAAAAGAAAAAATTGCTATGTCAGAAAGTGACATGGTTGTTTTTGAAGCTTTGAAAGATCAAGTCAAAACTTTAAGCGAAAGACTAGCTAAGGAAGACGAAGCGAAGAAAAACTCTGTCAAGTCTTCGGTTATCGGTCTTGCTTTAAGTGAAGGCAGAATCAAACCTGTCGATAAAGAAAAGTGGGAAAAGAGATATGATTCTAATCCTGAAGAAATTGGTAAGATTCTATCCGAACTCCCAAAAGATCCAAACTTTAAAGTTGAGGGTATTGCTAAGGGTGAAATGTCTAAGGCAAGTCTTTTCAATGACGACGATATTAAACTAGCGGTTCAAATGGGACTGACTAAAGAAGAAATGCTCGAAATGGGCAAAAAGGAATAAATCATGGCGTTAAGTGCAGCAGTTAATTATGACGTAGTTGGTCAAACCGAAACGATCGCTATTACAGCGGCTCCATCGGCTCAGACCATTTATAAAGGTGCGATAGTGAACATTACTACCACTGGTTTCGCGAAAGCGGCTACCGATACACTCGGTGAAACTCCAATGGGAGTTGCTAAAGAAACCGTAGTTTTAGCGGGTTTAAGTGCGGAGACCGTTATTATTGAACGGGGTATGCTTTGGATTGCTAAGAGCGGAGCGGCTCAAACAGACGTAGGCGAGCTAATCTATGCCACGGCTGATGACACCATTACAACTTCGGTTGGAACTAACACACGGACTTTAGGTCTTTGTATTGGTTTCAAAACTGGTTTTGTTTTGGTTGACACTAGAACACATTCCTTAATCGCATAAGGTTAGGGAAAAAAGGAAAATATTATGATTACAATTTCAGGTCTAACAGCTATTGTGCAAGCCTCGTTTGCCAAGGCTGAAAAAAGTTTCATCGAAAAGGGTAGAGCCGATCTCTACAAAGATACCTATACTGTCGTTCCATCTAACCGATCAAGCGAGTCATACAAATGGCTCGGTGAAGTACCGGTTGTAAGGGAATGGATTGGCGACAAAGCTATTTCGGGTCTTAAAGATTATGGATACACCATCCAAAATAAAAAATGGGAAGCTACTTTGAAAGTTTCCCGTGAAGCTATCGAGGATGACGAAGTGGGCGTGATCTTGCCAAGTATTCAAACACTTGCTCAAGAGGGTCAAGGTTTCCGTGGTCGATTGGTTTCAGATTTGGTTATCAATGGAACTACTAACCTTGCTTTTGATGGTCAGGCATTTTTTGCTAACCGATCGGTTAATGACAATCTTTTAGCAGGAACTGGCACTACACTTGCTCAATTGACTACAGATCTAACCACAGCTCAAGCTACTATGATGCAATTCGTAGACGATGCCGGGCAACCTTTTGGTTTCGTCGCTGATACGATCGTTTGTCCAGCACAATTGCAAAACTTGTTTAAGCAGATTGTCGCTTCACAAACATCCGTAGTCGCTACGGCATCGGGAGTTGTAAATCCTTTTTACGGTTCAATCGTTCGCGTAGTTGTCGATCCAAGATTGACAGACGTTAATGACTGGTATTTGCTTTGCACCGATTATCCACTTCGACCTTTTATCTATCAAGAAAGAAAGGCTCCGACTATGACATCGGCTAATAATAGCTCTGATACTAACGTTTTCATGAGGTCGGAATATCTTTATTCCGTTGAAGCTCGCGGAAATGCTGGTTACGGTTTCTATCAAATGGCAATCAAAGTCGTAAATTAAGGATAAAAAATGGCAATGGTAAAAGTTATTTATTTAAAAGACGGAAAAGGAAAGCCTTTGACTAATCAAGGCTCGCAACTTTTGCCGGATCGTGAATACATGATGAAGGAAGAGATTGCCTTGAAGCTCGAAAAAAGAGGTCAAGTAAAGATCATTTCATCCGCATCCATTAAAGTTTCCGTTTCCAAAAAGTCCGAGTAAGTAAGGATTGAAGCATGGCACTATATGCAACTAAAGCAGACGTGCAAGCTTCGATTCAGAATACAACGATTACAGCTACGACTAAGCCTAGCCTGTCCGATGTGGACGGTTTTATAAAACAAATTTCAGGTGACATGGAAATGTCCATGAGGATTTGCGGTATAAACCTTCCTGTAGTCGGCGGGCTAGACTTTTTAAAAAGAGTTTGTATTTTTGGAGTTGTGGCTCATGTTTATAGGTCGGTGGATGAAAGTGAGACTAGGTGGAAAGAGTTTGAAAGATTGTATGACCATGGTAAGGCTGAAATATGCAAGGCTGGTAATGCGATCTTTGCCAACTCATCGCTAGACACTCCCAAAAATCCTCCTACTTATACATGGGAAGATCGTGAAGGTGATGATATTCCATTTCAAAGGAATAAAGCCCAGTGGTAAACGTAACTATTAAAGGTGGACAAAACGCACAGAAAAGGATGCTGGCTATCTCTAATCGTTTAAAGGATTTGACTGGTGGGTTTGAAGCGATCCACGTTGACTACCTTGATACGATGATGGAAGTCTTTTCGTCTGAGGGTAAGCCTAGGAAGTGGGATAGGCTTAGCGAGCCGTATGGGTCAATAAAGTCTTCCATACTTCCAAACGCAAAAATACTAGAAGTTAGCGGACGGCTAAGGGATTCATTCGGTGAGAATGGCTCCCAAGGTCAAGTAAAGGAAATAAATCCTTTAAGTGCTAAGTTTGGTTCGTCAATCCCTTATGCAATCTATCATCAATACGGGACATCAAAGATGCCTTCACGTCCACCGATCCAAAAGTCGAACGATAATGCTTCTAGGTGGAATAAGATTATGACTAAGTGGATAAGGGAAGTCGTCAGAAAAGAGTTTTCATAAATCATGTTTTCAACTTTAAAAAATATCAAAGATTTTTTCGAGGATAAAACAGGGTTTACGATAAACCGTCTAACGGACAAACTAAAAATTGTTGGAACTTCAAATGGTCTAACAATTCCCGTATACCATGAACTTATAACGGGTTATCCGCTTGCTAGACAATTTCCAGTTATAGGCATACTACCTGCGAGGACTGAGTTTTCAGAGGAAATTGAGAATCACAGTTTTGATCGTAAACATAGGGTAGCTATTGTTGTAATCAATGGCGGAACTCAAGAGAAACAGATTCAAGATGAGTTAATGTTGTATTCAGATGCAATTGTAAATATTTTGCAAAAAGATCCAACGTTAAACTCAAGGATAGTTTATACTTTTGTTTCATCCGTCGATTATGGCGAGATGATACAAACTCAAAAGGGAAGGGAAACGATACAGGCGATGACGGTTGAACTGGTTTTAATACCAAAAATGAAAACAGACGAAATAGAAAATACAGGAAATTAAAAGGGGTATACAATGGCGGCTACAAATTTTTATGCAAATAAGCAGGTATCAAGTTTAGGATCGGATATCGTATTTAAAAGTTACGATATGCATTTAAGTAAGTTTGAATATGAGGGTACTGGTGTTTACACTACGGCATCTCAAAAGTTTACGCCGGCTGTTTCGCCGGGGTGGATTGTTAATGATTATCAATCAACTGTAAAGAAAAATCTATTTTTTAACGATGACACAGGGTTTTTATGTAGCGTGAAAGTTGCATCAAATACTGCGGCAGATGTAACTATCGTAGCGGCTAATGCTTTTCGCGTAGTCGATGGAACTACAGTTGCGGTTCTAACCAATACCTCAACGTATAACTTTTATATTCTTACTCCAAATGCATCTAGCGATCACGGAGAATTTTTTGGTTATACAAAGTTGGGAGAATTTAATCCTAACGTTACTAAGGTTCCATTGATTACAGGTGTACCGGCAGTTAAGATTAGGACTGATATCGGAGGCGTTCAACCTGAAATGAAAGGCGATGCACAAAATGTCAGTGCTAAACAGTACAAAAACCTTATGTCCATGAAAACATACGGTTCGCAAACTGGACAAGTTTCTACCTATTTTGGAAATGATTATTCGATCGGCGGATATTGGGAGATAAAATTGGTAGGGTCTACCGTTGCGGGTAAGGCGAACGTTTTCCATTTTTGGAAATGTAATCTTTCATTAGATGGTGGCATCAATTTCGGCGAAGCTACACATAAAACTGTTAAGTTTTCGGCTGATATCCTTATCAATCCATTGGTTGAAGATTCTCAAGCAAACATGGTCGGTGTGTCTACGGCTACATAAGGCGTAGCGTGTTTGAGTTTATAGGCACGGTCTATCGTGCAATAAAATCTTACTACAATCCTTTGGCGGGGAGTCACATTTTGAAAGACTTCCCGCCACGGGGTCACGTTGAGATAGAACGTAACGAGCCGATACGGATAAGGCTAATAGATAAATGGATTATCGAGATTAAACCTTTGACTGTTGACCAAGTATTAAGGATTGGTCATATGCAATACGGCGTTAGGGCGTATGTCCAAAAGTTGGATAGTATCGAAGATAACGTCCGTTTTATTCAAAAGGCAAAAATAAAAAGTGATTTTTATAATTTGGTTATACAGATGATCTATGACTTTTCAAAAAAATATTATCATGGATGGTGGCGAAGGCTGACTTATAAAAAGTTACTGTTTTTAAAACTTAGGGAGGATGTCCAGTTTGGACTTTCAATTTTTGATAAAGTATTGAATTTCAACTCTTCCATAGAGTCTTTTTTTTTTGAAAGCTCTTTCGACGACGGACGAAAGGTTCAACTCCCGCCTCGGAACTCATGGCTTGCCGTCGGATGCGAATATGACAACGGACGAGGAAACGGGAGAAGTTATTTACAGACCGAGATACTCAGAATATACGCAAGCGTGATGAACGATTATGAGAATAATCAGATACAAAATATTTTAGCTAAGGCAGAAAAAAATGGCAGTAGCTGAAGAAGTAACGATTTTATTTAAAGGTCAAACGGCGGAAGCGGTAACAGCTGTCAACCAATTAAATACAAAATTGGGGACTGTTTCAGACACGGCTAATAAAATAAGTGGCGTTTTTAAAATATTATCTAGCGGTATTTACGCCGCAATTGCCGTCCAAGGTGTCAAGGCTTTTGTCGATTTGCAAAAAGCTACGGATGATTATTTAGATAATAAGGCACAATTTGATAATTTATTTAGCGGTATCGGAGAATCCGCAAGGCGTGAACTAGTCCAAGGTGTGGCTAACTCACTTGAAATAAGTACGGCGGAGGCTACAAAGTTTTTATCAAAGGTTCAGGACATCCAAACTGGCTTAGGCATAAGTAGCCAAAGAGCGGCACAAAATAGCGAGGACATTTTAAAAATAGCGAAGGCTTATCAAGAATTCGGAAAGGGAGATGTTGCATCAAATGTTGAGGCTATAAACGGTGCATTACTTGGAAGGACGGCATCTCTCAAGCAATTAAACATTTCACTTAGTGAAACGGACATAGTCAATAAAGCGGTGGAGAGTGGCTATACTCTTTTGGATGGGAAAGTAGATAAGGCTACACGAGCCGAAATAATTTTAACCGAGGTTAAAAAAAGAAGTGCGGACGCTAGCAAGGCTTTGGCGGAAGGCAATAAGAGTGTCGGCGATAACATAAATACAATCGCGGCTAAGGCGGCGGATTTAAAGTTAGCGTTAGGACTTGAATTAAACGCGGCCTTGAGTGGCTCATCAAATGGCGTAGTGGAATTTTTAAATAAGTTTGCTAAGCTTGAAAACCTTCAATTCATAATCAAAAAGGCCATTCAGACTTTTGATGTATTAAAGGAAGTGGTTATAACTGGAGGCAAGATAGTTGCTGGAGTCGCCCTTGCACCTTTGAAAGTAGCGGAATCTATTTTTAAAGTAGTGCAATTGATTGTCGAGGTCGCAAAGTCACCGAAAACAGTTTTCGAGCAACTAGGGAATTTTTTAACTGATTATGCTACTAAGATAGTTAATGTTTTCGCGGCCATCCCTGAGGCATTGAAAGGAAATCTAGGCGGAATAAAAACAGCCATTAAAGATTTAGCCGAACAATCCAAGGGCGGTCTTTTTGATTCTAATCTACTTAGTGATTCCATTAAAATATTTTCCAGTATTAAAAAGCTAGTTACCGATAATACATTGGCAGTCAAGGATGAAGGGAAAAACCAAACTCAGTCTGTAAATGAAGAGTCCGAAGAGCAACTGGAAATAAAAAGAAAGCAATATGAGCAAGAGTTAAAAGAAAGGCAAAGAATACAAGATGAAATATTTAATTATACGGCTAGCTCATACGACCAAGAAAGGCTAGCGGCTCAAAGAAAGAATGAGGAAATTTTAGCAAACGATAAGCTAACTAATGAAGAAAGGCAAAGAATAGCAGTTGCCTACGGAGAAAAAGTAACTGAGATAAATAAAAAAGAGGCTGAGGACAATTCCAAGAAAGAGGAAGAAAAGTTTAAGGCGGCTCAATCGGGGGCCGGAAAGATAATTGATATTGCCAAGCAAGCGGCACAAATTATTATTGGTTTTGTTTTAAGGACAATTGATACATACAACGAATTTACGGCCCAATTAAAGGAAGTTGACGCCGAAAGGGCGGCGGTAGAAGAGCAAAGAGCGACGGAGGATTTTAACAAAAACAAAGAGGATTTAACGGAAAGTTTACAAAAGGAAACGGACGTTAAAAAGCGTGCGGCGATACAACAGCAATTAAACCGATTAGAACAAGATCGGGCATATAATTTAAAAAAAGCTGAATTACAAAAAAAGCAGGAAGCCGAAGAGAAAGCCATTAAAAAAAGACAATTCGAGGCCGATAAAGCGGCTAGAATAACAATGGCCATAATTGATACTGCCGCATCCGTAGTCGAGGCACTCCCTAACATCGCACTTGCGGTAGTCGCTGGGATTATGGGAGCGGCACAAATAGCCTTTATAGCGACTACACCTACGCCTGAATTTGCAAAGGGGACTGACTTTGCTCCCGGTGGTATGGCGTTGGTTGGTGAGGAAGGCCCGGAGTTGGTAAATATTCCAAGGGGTAGTCAGGTATTGACGGCGGCTCAAACATCACCGTTATTATCAGCGGCTCGAAGCGGGTCAAGTATAGTAAATCAATCGACCACGCAAAGCCAAAATGATAATTCAAGGATTTATAATATCTCGGTAGCGGCTAATGATCCTGTCGAGTTTATAAATGCTTTAAAAAGAAAAGGTGTGCTAGTATGAAACAGGGATTTACGATTGTAGGTGATAGTGACACAATTTTTATTCCCTTTTCTACTACAGATGATTTTTTGGTTTCGTATGAGTCGGAAGACATAACCACAGGCGGGATGATAACGGCTCAACAATCGGGGTCAAGGTATGTTGTGGTTGAAAAGGATATAAGGCTAACTGGCTCGGAATATAAAGATTTGATGGACTTGCTAGCTGATGGATCGTCTTTTTATACCTACGAGCCGGAAACGATCCCATCTTTTCTTTCACCATCCGAATTCCCTATGGAGGTTCAAATTGCTACACCTAAAAAAAAGTCGCAAGCATGGGGAGGGTCAGAAAAGAAAGTATTTATCGTTGACTTAGAAATTAAACAGGTTCGATATAGATGAGTAGACAGGCTTCGACGGTTAACAGGCGGGAGGAGATACAAGGTCTGTTACTTGGATCTAACATAAAGTCTTTGGCCTATTTGGAAGTTGAAAAGGACGGATGCTGGAAGGTAGTTGACGATTTAAGCGAGTCTAAGGGAATCGACTGGACGGAAAATAGAAAAAAATTCCAGTATGCAAACTATTCTCTTACTCCGGATATAAACACAATATCTTTTCAGGTTGTAAATAAAGATGCTAAATACTCGGAAGGATCGGGAACGATTTATGAGGAAATATTTAAAAACGATACTAGGGTAAGGGTAACTAGCGGGTATAAACTATCCGACTTGCAATTATTGACAGATAATTTAGGGTGTGCCGATTATAATTTTTACACTAAAAACCTTGATGGGTTTTTGGTGATGGATTCGGGAAATAGTCTAGGTCAAGAAAATGCTTATTTCACTAATCTTTTTACTCCGTTATATGATTCGGAAACTTATAGCGATTCTACTTATGGAGAGGGCGGATACGGAATATATGTAAAGGATTATGTTTATACTGGTCTTTCTTTCGCAAAGAAAATTAAGGTAACAGCTAACGGGACGTTTGGCAATGTTTATTGGTTTGAAAGCGATAATAGAAATGACTTTCCGACAATTAGCGGATCATGGAATTTTCTTGGAACTACGATAAATGGGACGGCTAATTTCTCAATAGTTGGAACATCCAAAAGATATTTAGCGGTAGCGATTGTATGCGATGGTGTTTCATGGGTTGGAAAGAGCGTTTCTAGCGTGGATGTGGATTGCGATTCATACGCAGAATGGATTTATAAATCTGTTTTCTATTTAGATAGTCCATCTTATAGCGATCCTCCAGCACCGGCTTTGCCTATGATCTCATGTAGTGGTCGTGACGCATGGAAAAAAGCCATTGAAACCGAAATCAATCTGCAGAATGTCAGCGGACAAACGATAGATGCCATCATTAAGTCGGTAGCGGATCGATGTGGTATTAGGTATAGTGCGTCTAGCATTGATAATCTCGCCTCTTATGGAGTTAGGACATTATCAGGCGGTTTAAATGACGTAAAAAAAGCCGATGAGATAATGGATTCCTTAATTTCGATTGTTAATAAGTTTGGCTCGACTAAATACGAAATGTACTTGTCATATGATCAAGGCGAAGACGATAATATATTATTTGTCAAGCCTAGACCGAGCGTATATCAGGCGGACGCGGTGTTTGATTATCGAAGATATAAGACTTTGGGTTCGATCCGTAAAAATTATGACAAACTTATTTTCAGAGTTACGGCATTAAATGAAGATAAGCCGATAAATGAAGATCAAGTCTTGGCGACTCAGACCATATTGACGGCAGGTTTTGTAACGATTTCTTGGACTGGAAATGCGATTTACAAAAGTTATGAAATAGTCGGTGCTGGTGATTCTATCTTAGTAGACGTTACGCCGACTTCTTTTACTTTCAACTTTACGGGTATTGTGAATTGCACGGTTACGATTAGAGGTTCAAAGTTTACCGGTGCAAATCCTGCATTTTGGGGAGAATATTTTAATCATAAAAATATGCTCTCAAAGACAGGCATGGCAACTAAAATAAAAAATCAATTGCTTATCTCAAGTGCCGAAGCGAAATTGATATCTAAGGGATATGCGTTAGACAATGGAACTCCGGTTTATGACAGTACGGGATTATCTTTTTCAAGATGTAATCTGATTTTAGAAAATAATGATGTGGCTTTTGTTTTCTCAAGGAACCTTTTATTAGATAGACTTTTTTTCGTAACTGGAGTCCAGTATCATTGGGACAGATCGGAAGATCCGCAGGATACAACGTCATTTAATTTACAAGATGCCGGATTAAGGTTTAGTGATATTGGAACTTTTAGATGGGATGATACCGAGATATACGATATTGGCTATGTGTGGGATCAGGATTTAGGTGTACTTGCCAAAAAAGATGATACCGATTATAGTTACCTAATCCCAATCGAGGCGGCATAATGTCAGATCCTGTTATATACCCTCCCTTATACCAAGATCCGGTAAGGTCAAAGCCAGTTAGGGATTCACTAACAA